TAAAGACCTCTAGCCCTGGTGATAAAAAACAGTAAATATGGAAGTAACTAGTGTTGTGTTGAATAACACAAAGTAATCATACTACATAGGTTTGTAATACGTATGTAAAAATTGTAAGTAAAGGTAAAATTAAAATGAGATCACAAGGACCTCATTTTGGAAAGAGATTATTAGGGTATAACTAACTGTTACATATGGGATAGTTAGTTTTATGTTATAACATACCACTGGGAATGGCACTGTATAATATTACCATAATGTTGTAAAAAAATGAATTAAAATGTTGATGAATGCAAACAAAAAAGAGACGCACGGAATGTGTCTCTTTTTTGTTTGATTATGAAGTTAATTTAGCACTTCTAATTTTGGTTGCTACATTATTATATCATACCAAAGAAGAAAGTAAAATCGCAAAATTTATAGATTAAAAACCCCTACCTCTCTATTATAACATGTTAAAAAATGTAAAAAAAGACTGATTTTTTAGAAATGAAAGGTGATATACTTAAATCATAGAATAGAACGAAATTAATGGAGGGATGAAATAATGAAGAAACGACATATACTATCTATCTCTTCTCTTATATTGATTTTATTGGGATGTGAAATCCTTCCGGCAAATATTATTAGATATGAAACAGTATATGAACAAACAAAAGAATCGACTGAATTGAGCGAAAAGTCAACAGCAAGATTATCGGAACAGGCAGCAATGTTAATTGCTTTAAAACAGACACCAGGGACTATAATAAGATGTGATTTTTATGAGGATGAAGAAAATCCTCATTATAAAATAACAATTAAAGATAAATTAAACTATGAGTTTGAGGTTAGCGCTATCGATGGTTCAGTTATAATGAATAGTGATCTTAATCAATAGGAATGACAAAGGGGAGATGAATAATGAAGAATAAATTAAAAGATAAGAAAGTACAATTAGGTATTACAATTGCCACAGTATTGATTGGAGCAATTTCAGGATTAGGGTTGAAAAAAGCTAAAGATAAACGTAGAGAGCAAAGGTTATTACAAGAATTAGAGGATTCTAGTTTTGAAAATTTAGATATTTAGGATAAGAGAATGGAGGGATTGGATGAAGAAAACAAAATTAATTTTTATTACCTTATCTATTCTCATTATTATTACATTGATTTATAGTGCTAGATGAATAAAAAACAACAGACGGCTCGTGCTATCTGTTGTTTTTTTTGAGTAATGTTTTTTAATATCCTTATAAGTCAACTATCTATTGAATTTTTTGGTAAAAAAAACTATAATATCATTAAAATGGTAATTATATAAGAGAGAGGGATATTAAATGGGAGTTTTATTCAAAAATCAATTTATCCTAACAAAGGAATGTACTATTGAGACAGCCAAAATTATAAACAGGAAGCAGAGGATTGGGTTGTTAATAATGAGTATTATATATATTATAGCGCCCATTATTATCTTTATGCTTTATGGATTTGATTGGAACTTGCTCTTTGTGTGTGCAATAAGTATATTAGCTTTTTTAATACTGCGTAGTCGAATTACTAATAAAGTAGGATTACAGTTATATCAACAACAATCTATCTTGCATCATCATGAGCCAATTATCAAAACAGTGACTGTATTTGAGGATTACATTGAACATCATTCAGGAAATGGTGCTCAATTAAACATTTTCTATGATCGAATTACTTATGCTAAAAAAGCCTCTCATTTCATGATGTTGATGTATGAAAAAGCAGTGATTGTTCCGATTGATATGTCGGGCTTTACGAAGGGAACATCTGAAGAATTTGAAGTGTTTCTTTTGGAAAAGGGAATCAAAGTGAAATAAACATAAACAGTTATCTAGTGTCAATAAAAATAACAATTTGGAGTAATTCAAACTGAGACAAAAACAACAGACGGCTCGTGCTATCTTTTGTTTTTTATTTTATATGCATTAACGAACAAGTGTTTGTAAAATGTGTGATTTTTTGTTAAAATATAGGTGAATTTATTTTTATCAAAAGTAATTCTGGGAGGATTTAATATGATTTATCTGATGAACAATAATAAGCGAGCTATTATTTCTGATATCGAAAATGCTGGGTATAGTGAAATTCAACAGCTACGTAATTCGAAAGCAATCGTCCAAGGAGTAGAGTACGAGCATCTAGAAACTGGGGAAAAGTTATATTTAAACATTTACCAACAACAATCACAATCTATCTTTTGGACAACGGAAGAATTTGAAGAGCGAGTGGTAGAAGATAAAAAAGATTGCAAAGAAATGATAGATAAATTGATGGAAGATTTAGAAAATTACTCTTATAATTTAAATTATTAAATATTGATAAAGATACTAAAAACAACAGACGATGATATAATTTGTCGTTTTTCGAGTAATATTTTTTTATATCCTTATGATATTACAATATATTGGAATTTATGGTAAAAAAGTTTATAATAAAATGTAAATTCACTAATGATGTAAAATAGGGGGATATCAATTGGAGGTTTTATTCAAAAATCAGACTACATTAAATAAATCAGTTACTGTAGAGACTAGTAAGGCGCTTCTCAAACCATTTATCCGACCTATGCTTTTAGTTGCGGCATTGGTATATATATGTCTCGCGATATACGGCTATTTATTGAAGGATTATATCCTAGTCATGCTTTGCTTATTTTTAGCACCTGTTATGTTAATTACCCGCACTCACGTTTATCGTTCAAATGGATCCAAGGCTTACAAACAGCAAAGGATTCTGTTTGGGGATAAAGATCCCATAATTAATATAACTATATTTGAAGATTATCTCGAGATAAGTGAGAATTCTTTAAAGACGAATAAAAATAGTCTACTAATAAAAAAAAATAATCTTGAAGCGACTATATCTCATGATCGTATTACTTCGGTGTATAAAACAAAGAATCTTTTTGTAATAGTTTATGGAAAACAATTTGCATTGACAATTGAAAAGGCTAAATTCACAACAGGGTCACCTGAAATATTTGAAGAGTTTCTTTTAGCCAAAGGGATAGAAATGAAACAAAAATAATGTCTTGAAATAGTTAATAATGAGATGAAAAACAGACGGCTTATGCTATCTGTTTTTTTTTTTTTTTTTTTTTTGTAGTTTTAATAATTTGCTTGTGTATACGCTAGGTTTTGAAACTACATTTAGATTCTAAAAATTCCAAATAACTTCAAAATTATCTTCATAAAAAATAATTTTTTGTACAAGCATATCTATTGTTGCCTTTTGCTCATCGTAAGACATATCTTTTACACGTATTTTTTTATCTTTAAGAAATTGAATAGCTTGGGTATTAATACTTGTATCTAAAAGTTCTTCTTCTATTAACAACGCTTCCTTTTCGGAATTAAGTTTATCGATTTTTTGCAAAAGTTTTTCTTTTTCAATAAGTCCATCTGAATATAAATCTATTAATTTTTCGATTTTATTATCTATTTTATCTATCAACAATTTAATGTTTTTCTTAACGGAGTTCTCGCCAATATTGATTTTATCCGTTAAATCATCGAGGGTTAATTTATCAATTCGATCAAATAACATTTCTTCAATTTCATCTTTTCTCCAACGCTTATTATGGCATTTTTGGGGATATTCCAGTGGAAAACGTCTAGCTTTGCAAGTTAGATAAGAGTGTTCTACTATATCACCATTTTTTAACTTACGTTTACCCGTACTAAAAATTTGATATGTTTCACCACAAAGTCCGCACGCTGTTTTCCCTATAAAATGTCTGTTTTTAATTTTTCCATAATTTTTACCGTGTTGTTTACTTCTTATCTTTTGCACTGTTTCAAATGTTTCTTTATCTATAATAGGCTGATGTACGCCAGGGAAGTATTCGTTCCCAAATGAAACTTCTCCTATGTACAATCGCCTGTTTAAAGTTAGTGATACTCGTTGATAGCGTGGAACTGGATACCCAAGTTCCTTTAAGCGTTTTTGGACTAATTTAACTGACTTTAATTTTATATATTCATTATATATAACTTTTACTATTTCAGCCTCTTCTTCATTAATTTCTAAAATTCCATGCTCTTTTATTCTATATCCGAGCGGTTCTGCTAAGCCCCCGCCATAATATCCATTATCTTTAACTCTTTTATATCGACCAAATCTCATGCGCTCATTAATTGTTTCACGCTCTAATTGTGCAAACACAGAAAGTATTCCTATCATTGCACGTCCAAATGGAGTGCTGGTATCAATCGTTTCATTTAACGAAATAAATTCTACGTTATTTGGTAGGAAAAGTTCTTCTATTAAAAATAGGGTATCTCTTTGACTGCGACTAAGACGATCTAGTCTATAAACTATCACAACGTCAATCAACCTTTTATCAATATCTTTGATTAACTTTTGCAACGCTGGGCGCTGAGTATTCGAACCACTGAAACCTCCATCTATATATTCTGTGATATTATCCCAACCTTTTGAGGCACAAAAGGCTTTTGTTCGTTCTTTTTGGAAATCGATACTGTAGTTATCTACCTGTTGTTCAGTAGAAACTCTGGCATATATTGCAACTCTCATTTAACCACCTCAATTTCATATCTTTAGAAAACAGGATAGGGCTTATTGCCTTATCCTGTCTTTTTTATTTAATTGTTTGCGCAGACAATTAAAGTAAATTCTCCATTGGAGATACACATCCTAGATAGCGACCTAAGACTTTAAGGGAGTTGATTTCTTCTCCTATAAACGTTAACGGCTTATGATCAAGATTAGAGCTATCGGGTCTTAAAATGACCATATCATCTAATTGGTAAAACCTTTTTAGCATACCAACTTCATTATCAATTAAGATAACTGCTATTTCTCCATTATTTACGACTGGTCTTTTTTCAATAATGGCGTACATACCATTAGCGACAACATTATTCATGCTGTCACCATCAACTAATAATGCGAATTTTTCTTCTTTAATACGGTAATAAGGATCACCTATTTCATCAATAGGGTCTTCTAATGCTTCAATCCCATTTCCAGCACAGACTTTACCATATACAGTTAACCTATGAACTTTATCTGATTGTAGCGGGATAATGTTAGTGGTGGGGGTATGTCCTTCAAAATCATCTAACCCCATTAATATAGTAGGGGAGATATTTAAGGCTTTAGATAAAGCAACTATATTATCTCTACGCATATTGTCTATCATACCAGTTTCCCATTTTCTTACTGTACTCTTACCGACTCCAACAAGTGTCCCAAGTTCCTCATATGTTAGACCAAGTTCGAGTCTTTTTCTTTTTAATATATCTTTTGTCTCCACTTTATCACCTCCTAAAGTTATTATATCCTCAAAAGTGTCTTTTATGCAACTTTAAAAACAAAAATCTATAAAAAAGTGTCTTAAAGTGTTGACTTGTGCCTAAAATCAGACTATACTTAAAGTGTCTTAAATGACACAATTTAAGGAGGTGATGAAAATATGAACACAAATTTACTGAAATCTCAAATCATTTTAAAGGGGCATACATTATCACAAGTGGCGTGTTATTTAGATCTCAGTAAGTCTTCTCTTTATCGGAAGATGTATGGAGAAAATGAGTTCACAAGAAAAGAGATGTTAAAACTTAAACAGTTATTAGAGTTGTCGAATGATACCGTGATGGATATTTTTTTTGATGAAAAAGTGTCCTAAACGACACTTGTATGAAAGGAGAAATTCTAATGAGGAACATAAATATTACATCTTTTTATTCAAAAGGTTATGAAAATGCAGAATTAGTTAAAGTAATAACAAATGAACAAGGCCAACAACTAGTCAGTGGGAGAGAGCTACATGAGGTACTAAAGGTTCAGAAAGATTTCACCGATTGGATTAAGACACAATTAAAAAGTATAGATGCTCTTGAGAATGAAGATTATTGTAAGAACCTCTTTAAAGGGGAGCTTTCGAAGACGGGGCAGACTTCACACGACTATATTTTAACTTTAGATATCGCTAAAGAAATTTGTATGTGTGTTGGCGTTGCACCTAGAACTAATGAAGAAACACGACAATTAAGTAAGCAAGTTCGTAAATACTTCATTGAATGTGAAAAGATAGCAAATAATCCTTACGCTAATCTTTCACCAGAATTGCAATCAATCATTATGCTTGACCAAAAACAACAGATGTTAGAACAGCAAGTTCAAACAGTCCAACAGAAAGTGAATGAAATTGAATTAAACGCTAAGCTAGATGCTGGAGAATACAGTTTAGTTTGCTCTAAAGTATCATCACGGATTAATGCTGTTTTAAAAGAACATGGAATCAGTCGCAATTTTATCGGTGAGTTGTATAAAGCATTAAACCGAGATATTAAAGAGGTAACAGGTGTTAAAACACGAACTCAACTTCGTCAGAAGCATCTAGACACTGTACTTGAATTAATCAACGACTGGCAACCCTCACGAGCAACTATTATGTCAATTAATCAGATGAGTTTAGAAATTTAAAAAGGGGTGGAGAAGTATGAAAGTTCATACACCATTAGGATATCGGGAATTACCTGATGAATTATTAAAGTTACCGTGGACATATTGTTCACCTGAAGATTTGCATAAACCGCTTATAGAAGAAACAGACAAATATACAGCGGAATGGAAAGAGGTTAACGGACAAGCAGTAACAGTTATCAAGTTAAAAAAATAACTGTGTATTTCATGAGATTTATTCTTGGAAGTATACGGAATTTAAGGAGGAAGGGGAATGACTGATAATAAAAAAACTCCCCAAGATGTGCGAGATCAAGGGGAGTTGAAAAGAATATCAACCCAAATAAGTAAAACTAATTTTTACCTAGAAGGGATATTCATAATGATTGTTATAAGACTACTACACGATGCAATATTTTTTATTCGTTCATTAATAGGTCGGTAATTTGTTCACTTGTAGTTTCTAAGTTATTAGGGTTCTCTATATGGATATTAATATCCCCATAAATGTTAATAACTTGTGGTTGTTCTTCTGAAGGAAAAGTCACACCTAATATTGAAAAAATAAGCTGAATAAAATCAACATAAATCATGATTTTCTCAATAGTAATGTCACAGTTCATAAATAAAATCTGAAGAAAAACCATAATCTCTAGCATTTTGTCCGATTCAGGTAATTCTGAAACTTCATTTTCTAGAGAGTTTAATGTTCTTGGAATTTCTTCTAAAAGCTCTTCATCAAAAAAGTTTGAAGCTGGTTCTTGAAGAATATCAGGATTTTGCGAAATATCTAAATTATTTAGAGTATTTGCTATTGTTTGATAAATAGGAATAAGTGTTTCTTGGTGTTTATTTAAGTTTGATACAATAGGGCGCAATATTTCTTCTTGTTGGTTTAGTGCTGAAACAACAGGGCACACTGCCTCTTTATATTGTTCTTGAAGGTTTGCAATCTGATTAAGCGTAGGAGCTAAACTGTGTTTTATTTTTAACATTTGCTCGTTATATGGTTCCATAGCTTTGGTTACTTGCTGTTGAATTCTTTTAATAGTCTCAATCTCTTTTGTACTAAGAAGTTCGGTATGAGCAAGTTTTGAGTAAGTTTCATTCATAATTTCACCCCCTTTCGGTGGTGATTATAACAAAATATTACATTTTTATAAAGGAGATAAAGATAGTGCTAGATTATGACAAACAATTAGATTTAGAAATTTTGTTCATGGAGATGTTTGAAAAGTGTCCAAATGGAGACTTAGCAGAAGTGTTACTTGACGATATACAAGGTGTACTAGAATGTTCATTAGAACAAATTAAAGGAGAGAAGGGTTGGGAGTAATGAAAACAAATTTATTATTCACTAACCAGCAGTACCATAAATACACCACAACATGGTGGGATAAGTTTTTAAAATTAATCGGAATTGAGGAGGAAAGGTAATGAATTCATCAGATAAGTTATCAGATTGGTTTGTTATTTTGTCTTTGGTATTCAGTGGATCAGTGATAATTGGAACGGTTATTTATTTGATACAACTAATGGGATATAAAAATTTTTTCTAATGATTAGATAATTAGTAAAATTTCTAAATCAAATTTAAAGTAGATTTTAGTCGATTTAAAGGTGTTTGTGGTTTTGTTTGTTTTATTTATCAAATTTTAATTTCAAACGTCTTAGACGAAGAAAAACAATGAAATTTGGAGGGGTTAAACAATGGGAGTTATGGATATTCATACATCAATGGATAAAGTCATTATATTTGGAATCTTATTTGTCAAAGAATCAAATACGGTTCAGATTCGCCCACATGGATCTTTAAAAGAAATTGTGAGATTGAATATTCACTCCATTGGGGAGTTACAACGCTTTGCAGTGGAGTGGTATTACAAGAATATTTATCATCAAAACTTTGGTGGAAGAGAAATGGCACCTTATGAGGTGGTCTTAAAGAATTACTAGGAGGTGCTGTATGACTTATTTGCTTACAGTAGATGCAAAGCTTAAAGATTTGATTAATGAAGAAATTGAAAATTGGGAAGATGGTCAAAGTTGTACCTTTAAATTTAGCTTTTCAGAGGTTGGTTTGGTTCATGAACCATCAGAAAGCGACTTAGAGATATTAGTTTCTGATCTTCCATACATTGAAGCACTGGAGCTTGAAGAAGATGAAACCTTATTAGTCACGGTGGATAAATATACGTTAAAAGCAGCGCATGAAGCACAACTTCAAGAATGGATTGAAGAAAGTGATTTGAAGCAGTTTGGACGATATGAGAGTTGTGGGTGGATTTAATGGCAGACAAAAAGTATTATTGGCTGAAATTGAAGAAAGATTTCTTTAAAAGACACGACATTCAGATTATTGAAGGAATGCCTAATGGTAAAGATTACGTTTTATTCTATCTAAAGTTATTGGTTGAAAGTGTAGATCATGAGGGTGGATTGAGATTCAACGAAACAATTCCTTATAACGAGCAAATGCTGGCTACTATTACTAACACTAATATTGATACCGTATCAAATGCGATGAAATTATTTAGGGAGTTAGGGATGGTTGAAATTCTAGATGATAAAACAATCTACATGAACGAGGTTAGCAAAATGCTAGGGACAGAGACATATTGGGCGCAAAAGAAGCGTGAGGAAAGAGAAAAAAAGAAGTTACCTAAGTCAACCATACCTCAAATTGGACAATGTCCAATAGATGTCCAAGATAAGTCCAACGTGTCCAAGCAAGAGATAGATATAGAGTTAGATAAAGAGAAAGAGATAGAAAAAGATAAAGAAAAAAATAATAAAAAAAAGAAACCTGCTGACGCAGATTTCACATCTTTATTTTCTTCTTATACAACTAATCAAGAGTTAATTGAAGCATTGAATGATTTTGTGACTATGAGAAAGGGAATCAAGGAACCAGCAACACAAAGGGCTATGAAAGGCATCTTGAAAAAATTGGATCAATTAGGTCGAAACGACGAAGAGAAAATTCAAATCCTAGAAAATGCAATCATCGGTAATTGGAGAAGTGTATGGCCATTAAATCAGCAACAACAAAGGGGGAAAGTAAATGCAAAATCTATCACAACTAATGGGAATTACGATTCCAGCGGACTTGAATTGCTCTAATATGAGTGAACTAGAACGAGTGCAGCACTTTGTTGATGTAGATAATTCAACTATTGGAAGCTTACATCTTAAAGACGGATTCAATTGCGAACGATGTTTGAATCGCGGACACTATTGGATAGTTAAAGAGTATAACAATACCTATATTCAAGAGATGAATCATTGCGAATGTAGGAAAGCTCGACAATCAATTCACAACACTAGAGAGAGTGGAATGGGTGACTTACTGAAACATCGATTAGAACATTATCAAACAACAGAGGAATGGCAAAAAAGAATTTTAGACAAAGCAACATCTTATTTAAAAGCAAATAGTGATTCATGGTTTACGATTATTGGTCAAAGTGGGGCTGGTAAAACCATGATATGTTCAGCTATTGCATACGAGTTATTGCAGCGTTACAGACAAGTCAAATTCATCGCATGGACAGAATTTGTTGAGAAACTAAAACGCATGAAGTTTGATGCGGATCGTGAGGATTACTTTACTGAATATAGCAGGGCAGAAGTCTTGTATATTGATGATTTGTTCAAAGGAAGTCTTAATTACGATGATTTAGGTAGATTGAAAGTAAATCAAACAGATGTTAAGTATGCTTTCCAGTTGTTGAATGAGCGTTATAACAAGCGATTAGTCACAATTATTTCATCAGAGTTTTTGATTGATGATATTAAACTTAATGTCGATGAGGCAATAGCAGGTCGCATTAAAGAACGCAGCACAAACTACTGTGTGCAGATTAAGAAAGACATCAATCGCAACTATCGCTTTAGGAAAGAGGAATTAATTTGATTGAAAGGTGGCGATAAGAATGCTGTATAACGTAAAAAAGAGCACAAGTGCGGCAACACTCATGCTCAATGAGAAATTAGGTATTCGATAGAATCTCGAAGCCATTATACAGTATAGACAAAAAATAATCAATTTATTTATGAAATATAGAAAAAGTTGTGGTGAAGTAGGTGTCACACCACAACTCTTTACCTATGGTAAATTGCTACGCTCGATGGATGAGGTGAAACCTCGTAGTTGTAGTATGGCACAATGAGGTCAGTTTATTCAATTCAATGATAAAAAATAGATATTTTAGGAGGATACGGATTATGGAACGTAAATTAGATGAATTAGGGAGATTAGTAATTCCAATGGAGTTCAGAAAAACACTAGGATGGGGTAAAGGTGCGCGTCTAAATATGAACATCGAGGGTGAGCGAGTAATTGTTACTAAGAGTGCAACTTGTTGCTCGTTGTGTGGAGCAAGAATGAATCTTAAAGATGTTAAAGGTGTAAAAATGTGTCAGCCATGTATTGATGAAATTAAAGTTGGAACATTTCGAGGTGTAGAGTAATGCCGAGAGAACTAAGAAAAACAGCGATGGATGCAATAGAGATGTTAAAAGGAAATGAAAATCTAACAATTGTAAGTTTCACTTTTGAAAAAACTCATGTTAGTAAGCGGAAGGATCATATCGAATTAGCACAAATGGTATCTAGGGAGATTAATGCTTTAACTATGTTCAAGGTTACTGGGGTGAATCAATTAGAAGTTTCAATTATTAGAAATTAGGTGGTTAGAAATGGGGAAGCATTTTGATTATAGCAAGATTGTTGAATGTCCTCACTGCACCAAGTTTTACGATTATAACTATGACAAATGCCATTTAGGGCAACAGGAAGTTATTAAGTGTGAGTGTGGTAGGAAGTTTGTTGTGAAGTGTGAGAAGTATGAATACTTTGATTGGTACGAATTTTTAGGCATGGAGGAAGAGGAATGAGTAAATATCCGAGTGTAGCTCAAATGATTGAGCTAAATAAACAGTTTGATGAAAAGATTTTGTTAATCGTTGATAAGAAATTAATTTGTACATCTAATGACAAGGCTGTTGAACTATATGGGGAAAGACAGGTCACACACTTGGATGTTTCATTAATGAAGAATTTTGATGGGGCAGGGCAAAAGGTCATGTTAAGTATGGAGGTAGAGTAATTAAATGGCTGTCATCGACATTAAATGCGGATGTGGACATGGTTTCAAAATGGATTTTAATAAAGAAGATGAAATTTTATTCTGTGAAGCGTGTGGATCGTTAGTGATTAACGATCTCGCTTCTGAAATTGAAGAAAAGATTGATAGGGTTAATGAGATTAAAGCTGAAATAGCAAAACTAGAGGCTGAGAAGAAAAAGCTTGATTTAGATATTCGTATTGGATTAGAGGGTGCACCAATCGGAATTGGGAAGAAATATCAAGTCAAGTATTCAAGTTATGTCACTAAGCGTTTTGATAACAAAAAATTTAAAGAAGAACATGAAGAGCTGTATAACAAGTATACATATGAATCCCCAGGGGACAGAATCACAATCAAGGAGGTTTAAGTATGGAGGAAGTTAAAGTAGTAACAGACGAGTTAGAGTTAGATGTGAATTTATTTAGTAAGCTATACAATTTAGATGTTTCAGTTTACAAAGAGCAATTAAAGACAGAAAGAGCAACGTTAGATTATTTATCGTGGGCCCAAGCCTATCAACTTTTAATTCATCAAGATCCTAAAGCTAAAATTGTTGTTTGTGAAAACTCTAATGGATTTCCTTTGTTTAGTCAAGGTAAACATCACATGGTTAAGACACAAATTACAGCCTTTGGTGAGACAAAAGTTTGTTGGTTGCCAGTTATGGACAGTAAACATAATGCAGTACAAGATGCTCCTTATCAAATTAACTATTCGAAATCTAGTATTACTGTTCCAGCGATGACAGCTAGACATATTAATGATTCGATTATGAGATGTTTAGTAAAGAATATAGCACTATTTGGTATCGGGCTTAAGTTGTATACCGGTGAAGATTTAAGACAGTACAAGGAAGTTGAGAGTGTGCAAGAGGAATCAATTACAAAAACTCAGCTAGATCAAATTAATGAGTTAAGTAAAGAGAAGAAAGTCGAGTTTATTCAAATTAACGAATACTGTAAGGCAAACTTCAAAGCTCCATTAGATAAAATCACAAGAGTACAAGGCGTTGGTATCATAGAAATGCTTAAAAATACGCCTGATCCACAACAATGAAAGTGACGTTGTTTGAATTTGAGCATAGGGGTGATGGGACGTACTTTTCAGGGTACATCCCTGCCAAGCTCGATTTACGAGGATTAGGAAATTTAACAACAGGTGATTTATTGTTAAATGATTGTCGGATGATTAGTAGACAACAACAAAAAAAGATTTATGCCATGATCGGTGACATATCAGATTACACAGGACACCAGGTTGAGTTTTTAAAAAGTTACCTTAAATGTGAATATATCAAAATGTATGGTGGCGAATGGTTCAGTCTTGGATATGTCGATATGACAACCGCTAGAAAATTTATTGAGTTCATATTGCATATATGTTTTGAGTGGGAAGTTCCTTTAAAACTAAATACGGTCGATTTGACGAGAGATGTAAATAACTACCTCTATTTGTGTCTTAAATATCGTAAATGTGCAGTGTGTGGATGTCATGCAGACATACACCATCATGAAAATTTAGTTGGTATGGGAATGGATAGAGCAAAACATAATCACATTGATTCGAGGTTTATTGCGTTATGTCGAGTGCACCACAATGAGTGCCACAACATAGGACATAAGACGTTTGAGGATAAATATAAGATTACTGCCATTAAGTTAAATGAAGCAGCTATTAAGGAGTTGAGGATATGATATATTTTTGGAAAATAGTTATGGATAATGGAAAGGAATATGTAGTAAAAAGTCCGATAAGTTCTACAAAAAAGTTTGCGGAGATGATTTTCAGTGATCCTAATGGAATCACAATAACAAGTTTCCCTTTAAAAGACGGCGGTGATGTGATGATTGTGTGCAGACACGTATCATCTATTGAATACAACATGCCACTATAAGATTCCAGCAATTAAACTAAATGAAGTGGCGATAAAGGAGTTGGGGATATGAGTTTGAGAGAGTTTAAAATACCAGGCAAGGTTCAAGCTAAGCAGAGACCGCGATTAAATTTAAAGAACGGTAGAGTTTATACACCACAGCCTACTATTAACTACGAGAGTTATGTTAAATGGTGTTATTCGGATTATGCCAAACAGGAAGGATGGGATAAACCTCTTGAGAATGCGATAAGTGCCGAAATTGAGGTTTTTATGCCTATCCCTAAGTCAGATAGCAAAAAGAAGAAAGAAGCGAAATTTAGCGGTAAAATACGTCCTACAGTGAAGCCTGATAACGACAATATCGCTAAGAGTGTGCTAGATGCCTTGAATGGATTAGCATATGGCGATGATAAGCAGATTGTTGAGTTGAAGGTTAGGAAGTATTACGGTGTAGAACCTTATGTATATGTTAAATTGATTGAGTTGGAGGGATAAGAAATGAAGATATGTGAGTATTTAAAAAAGAATGGAATGACTATCACAGCTTTAGCATTAAAAATAGGGATATCCGATTCTTCATTGCGAAATTTAATAAGAGGAGGAAGTGTATCAACACACATCATTGAGAAAGTGCAGAAGCTTGGATTAACCGTTGATGGTGTTGAAATGGTAGAGAATGTCGACAATTTACCGACTATATTAGAGGTGATGGAGCGAGACGGTTTAACACAGTATGCTTTTGCCATTAAATATGGTGTTAGCCACACCAACATCAACTACATGTTACGAAAGGGGTATCGAGGAGCAAGTCATGAATTGGCAGATCATTTACGCAAACAAGGGGTATATGTGCCGGTTAGAACCTATTTAGTTCCACCGCAGGGTAGTGGTGAGAAGTTCTACGGCGAGCCTAAAGCTAAGGTAGTTAAAGAGCCTAAAACTTTTCTCAAACCATTTCAGATTCAAGCCGTCAGAAGTCTAGGTAATACCGTTGTTAGGAAGAAAGGTGAAAAGAAAGACGTTCGCACACCGGATATGATTGTTAAAGAATTTGAGAAGTTTGGATTGAGGGTAAAGGTGAGGAATTTAAGGTCAGACCATAATGGTGATGATTGTTATGTGGTTGAATGTGATTTCGAGAGGTTAATGAGTGTGTGTGGTGTGTAATGTTAATAAAGTGGATGGTTGAAATAATTGAAATGTTTTGGGCGATATTAATCCTATTATTTTTGATGTATATAACATGGTATGGTGTCACTATCGAGAGTGGCGATATCAAAATCGAACTATATGGAGTAGGGAGATAGTTTACGAATAAGTGAGATGTTCTAAGAGGTGAGAGTGTGACAGCAAAGGAGATAGTAGATCAATACAATTTCAGTAAAGAGAGAATTGAGTCTTTAGAGAGAAAGAAGCAACGTATCCTAGATGAACCACCAATTAAAGTAACGGACTATAGTGAGTTTGGCTATGGAAATGGTGTAGGGATTGAAGATAAGTATTGTGACAGAGTGAAAGAAATAAACGACATAGATGAAGAGATTAGATGGCTGAAGCAATATGTTGAAAGAGTTGAAAAGGTATTTTGTTGGATTAGCAAGACTCATGCGGAGGAATTAGATATCGTATTATACAAATACACACATAACAAAACAAATAAAGAGATTGCAATCGATTTTAATTATGGTGAAAGGACTATTAACAGGAAGTTAAAAGTCGCCTGTAATAAACTTATAAAGTTATTAAATTAAAGAATGGCGTAAAAGGTGGCGTAAATCATGTCGTAACTTGTTATAAAAAACATGATAATATGATAGTGTCGATTACGACGCAAGAGAGCAAGTGATACTTCAGTTACTCACATAATTAAGTATCTAATCGTGATGCTAAATCATGGTTAATAATCGCCCGACTAAGAGCCGAGGGTAAAACCTCGGTATATGTCTCGATAGCTTAATGGTAGAGCAAAGGCAATCCCAAACCTTGTGTATTGGTTCAAATCCAATGAGAGACTCCATAATATGCCCGAAAGGGCACCAAGTACGATACGTTTTGAAGTTGATTGATGTGAATTCATTGCCGTCAGTGATAACCTCCAGCCTGAGAGCTTTTTGCTCAAGGGCGACACGCTTGTGTCGTTTATTAAGTAAGACAGTAAGCTCCTTAAGTTCCTTAGGAGCACGCTAAGTTGGTGCAAATCCAATCGCAAGCACTACCCTAAAAACAGATTGATGTCTTGATAACACATCAGTAATCTTAAATCCCATCCCGATAAGCACACGTTCCCCCCGACGTGTGTTTTTATTTTACAAAGAAAGGTGGTGTTGCGATGAAGCTTACACCCAAACAACAGGCGTTTGCTGATTATTATATTCAAACAGGCAACGCCACTGAAGCAGCAATTCAAGCAGGATATAGTGAAAAAACTGCTAAACAAACAGGATATGAGAACCTTACAAAACCTTACATACAACAATATATCAAAGAGAAACAAAAGGAATTAGAGAGTAATCGTATGGCTGATATGACAGAAGTTCGAGAGTTTTGGACAGAAGCGATGCGAAACCCCGATAATGCCATGAAAGACCGATTAAAGGCTAGCGAGATGATAGCAAGAACATCAGGGGCATTCTTAGATAAAGTTGAAGTGAAAACAACAGGTGAACAAACGATTACCGTGACGATAATGGATGATGACAATGCAGATTAATTTGCAAATTAGCAAAAAAATATTCAGTCCTCATTTTTATCCCTATCTATTTGATTATAGCCATAGATGGAATATCTTTATGGGTGGAGCAGGTTCTGGTAAGTCGCATTTCGTCATTCAAAAACTAATCATCAAAGCGTGTCAATCTAAGCGTAAGGTTTGTATGTGTCGTCGATACGGTACGACTATTAATAACTCTATTTGGGATTTAACTAAACAAATGTTGAGGCAGTTAAAGCTATTAGATCAGTGCTCAGTCAATAAGTCAGAACGTAGTATTACTCTACCTAATGGTTCAATGATTATTATGTTGGGACTTGATGATGAAGAAAAACTATTATCAATCAATGGTGTTACTGATTTCTTTATTGAAGAAATATTTGAAGTACCACAAGAGATAGTTGACCAGATAGATTTACGTTTAAGGGCGAAAGCTCCGAATTTGCAAATATACGGTTGTTTCAATCCAATTAGTCCTCACCACTGGTTACATGGGTTTTGTGAAGGCGATAAGCAACCTGCTGATTTGTTTTATGACAGAAGCAATTACAAAGATAATCCATTTTTACCTCAATCATATGTAGATTCACTGGAGAGTTTGAAAACCCGAAATCCTAATAAATATCGTATATTTGCAGAAGGAAATTGGGGAACTGATTTAGATGGTTTAGTATTTAAACATATCAACTTCATCAATAGTCATGATATAGATGTCAATGCTATGTTAAAGGACAAATCATGGCAAGTTAGATGCGGAATGGATATTGGTGAACTAGATCCAACAGCTATTGCAGTTAGTTTATTTAATGAAAAGACTCAAGAGTTGTATTTAATTAAAGAGTTCTATCAACGAGGGGCAACTTTAGATGAAATGTATGAAGCTATTCTCAGGCTAGGGATAGAGAAGCAAAGGATATATATTGACTATGGAAGTCCTCAAGTTATCAGTTACTTAAAGTCAAAAGGTATCAATGCTCAGCCGTGTATCAAAGGTGCTGGTAGTGTTGAAGCTAGAATTTCATATTTACAGAACCTTAACATTTTTGTACTAAAAGATAATTGTCCTAACGCACAAATAGAATTTGAGAACTTTGTTTATTTAAAAGACAAGAAAACAAATGCTTATACTAATAAGACAGACCACACGTATAGTCACTTATGTTGTGATGCATTAGGTTATAGTATTTGTGATATTTATACAGTCAAACCTACAGTCGAAGTATTTTCGACATATGGATTAGGAATTTAAAAGAAAGGGGGAACATGATGTTAAAAGCGCATAGCTACAAAACTGAATTAACGCGACTAGAGATTATCAAATTAGTTAATAAGCATAAAGGGGAGCTCTCGCGCTTATTAAAACTAAAAGAAATGTATGAGAATCGCAATAGCATTAAGAAGAGATATCAGCCGGACTTATCTAAACCTAATAATAAAGTGAGCCATCCCTATGCTGATTATATTGTTAACAGTATTGTTGGTTACTTTATGGGGAAGCCAGTCACTTACTCATTTAATGAAAATCAAGAGATAACAACTTTATTTGATGATCTATATAAATACAACGATGAGTCAGCGGAGAATACTCAACTAGCAACAGATGCTTCAATTTATGGAGTGGCTTGTGAGTTACTGTATTTAGATAAAGAATTGAATCCGCGCTTTAAAGCAATTAGTCCATTAGAATCTATCGCTATTTATGACACCAGTGTGGAAGAAAATTTAATTGGTTTTATCAGGCATTGGAAGGCTGAAGATGTAGATAACAGAGATATTGATTATGTTGAATATTACAACGAAAAGAAAATTATTAAATTTACTACGAATGATAATAGTGTATTAGAAGAACAAGAACATTTTTGGGGAGATGTTCCAGTAGTTGTTGTTGAAAATAATAAAGATTTATGTTCGGATTTCGATAAGGTTGTTGATTTAATTGATGCGCTTGATAAGGTCGTGAGTGATACAGCTAATGATTTTGAAATGTTTACTAATGCAATTATGGTAGTACAAGGTGTAAAACTAGATAAGGAAGTATTTGAAAAATTAAAAGAAATGAGATTGATGAACTTAGTTTCAGACAGTGAGAAGAACACTATTATTGATGCGAAGTACTTATATAAAGACTTACCTGATACGGCATTAGAAAACTATAAGAATCGATTAGTTGATGATATCCATAAGTTTAGTGCTGTCCCCAACATGAGTGATGAGAACTTTGCGAATAACTTAAGTGGTGTTAGTATGCAATTTAAGTTATCATCGCTGGAGTTTAAGTGTGCCACTAAGGAGAGTTATTTTAGAAAGGCATTGTTAAGACGGATTGAATTGATTTGTAATGTCTTATCCTTGTTAGGTAAATTAAACATTAAAACGGATGAGATTATTAAGAGTGTCGATATTCGATTTACTCGAAATACCATTAACAATAATGACGAGTTAGTTACTCGTGCATTGCAACTATCGACTATCTTAAGCAAAGAAACCTTATTAGAAAACTTATTACCATTCATTCCATCTGTTGAGGAAGAGCTAGAACGGTTGAATAAGGAGAAAGAGGAAGCAATATCCTTTATGCAAGATGATTACAATTCACATGAACCGGTAGAAGATGAAGATTAAGAGGGTGAATAGTGATGAGTAAATCGCACTTTGAACAACAGATGGAGAAGTTAGACCATAACTATAATCGTTACTTCCAAACGACCTTAAAGCAACTGCAGAAAGAATACAAAGAGGCTTATAAGACAATAGAGGTTGAGATTATCAAATGGTACAAGGCAATGGAAGAGATTAAGGCTACTAATCCTAATTTTCAATTTAGTGAACTAAAATATTTAGAAGAATTGACTAAGCAAATTGATTTAATATTGAAGGATTTATCTCGCTTAGAATCTGATGTTGTACAAACGTCATTAAGTGAGCTATATGTTAGTGATTATATTGATTTAGCTAAGTTAAATGGAAAATACGCTAATATGGCTAATAGTCCGTTACCAGAGTTTAATCAATTGAAATCGACTCAATTATTAGAAGTTTATATGAATATGCCACAAGCAAGTAGTAGTGTGGTTGAAATAGCAAAACAGTTAGATTTGTCATGGTGGTATTCACCAATACATGGCAAATGGTTTAATACTCGTATTGAGGAACGAGCTAAGAAGTTAGGCTATTCAATTGAATCTAAACTGAAACAAGCCATCATTAGAGGTGACAGTTACCACAAAGTAGCAGGGCAATTGATGAATGATTTAGACATTAGCTTTAAAAGTGCTAAAACACTTGTTCAAACTGAATTACGTACCGCAGAGATTACTGCTAAGATTCATAATGCTATGAAGAATGGTTATACTCATATGCAACGTAGCAGTATGAGAGATAGTCATGTTTGTAAGTTATGCCAATCGTTAGATGGAACTATTTATCCACTTGATTCAGTTACCGCAGGCGACTTTATTCTACACCCTAATGATCGGTGTGTCTTAGTTGAAGTGATTGTTGACTCAAAAGGTAATCCTGTGCGCTCATCATATTATGATGAAGCGCAAGAGTATGTTAAGGCTAGGGCAAAAGCAAATGCGGAGCGTACAAAGAAGATACGAGAACAACACAAATTAAATAAGTAAATAGGTGATAAGATGAATTTTGGTCAAGCGTTAGAATTATTGAAAAAAGGAAAGAAAGTAGCACGTCGAGGGTGGAATGGAAAAGGGATGTTTTTATATTATGTTCCAGCAAATTCATATCCTTCATGTACAGAAATTGCTAAAGAGGAGTTTGGGGCGACTGTTGAATATGGGGCTTATATTGCGATGAAAACAGTGCAAGGAAATGTGGTTCCTTGGTTAGCGAGTCAAACTGATGTATTAGCGAATGATTGGATGTTTGAGAAAGAAGAAAGACAGTTTGATTGTTATGGAATTGTTTATCTTGAGAAAAAATGGGTAGATACTCTTAGTATTGGAGATATTTTTAATGGTTATCAACCTCAAACTGAAATTGAACGCTTATGTTTATCGCTCATGGAAGAGTTGAAGAACACAGAACACCCATACCACAGCATTTTAATTACAGAAGATTCATTTAAAGTTTTAGAAACAAGACAATGCGGAATGAGAACAGAATAGTTTAATTAAAGTCTTACAGAGTTAAGGCTTTTTATTTTGCCCTAAGCAAGGCATAAAAAGGCTGAATTAAAAATAAGGAGGAATTAATGTGGGAGCAGATGCAACTAATACGAATGCAAATCCAGGAACAGGAGAGGGACAAGTTAAAACATTTGATGAAATCCTAAGTGATGAATCCTATAAATCGGAATATGACAAACGATTAGCGCAAGAATTAGCTTCAGCTAAAAGTAAATGGGAAACAGAACAACAGAGAAAATTAGATGCAGAAAAAACGGAAGCAGAGAAAATGGCTTCTATGAATGCGAAAGAGCAAGAAGATTACAAACGAAAAAAGCGTGAGGAAGCCTTAGCAGAACGTGAACGTGAAATTACTACTCGTGAGCTTAAAGCGACTGCTTATGAAACGTTAACTGAAAAAGGATTACCTAAAGAATTAGCCGAGATTTTGAATTATACAGATGCAGATCAATGTAAAGCTTCGATTGATGTCGTTGAAAAAACATTTAATTCGGCGTTGACGAAAGCTGTTAATGAAAAATTAAAAGGAACTGCTCAAATACCTGAAAGAGGTGGCGAAGTAAAAGACACACCATTGTTCGGTTTCAGTTTTACTGGTGTTAGACCTAAAAAATAGTAAAGAAAGAAGGAATAATAGATGGCAACATTAAATTATGCAGAACAATACTCAAAAGAATTAGCACAAGCCTATCCATATACTTTATTTTCTGGAGCATTGTGGAATACAGAAAATTCATCTAAATACAAAGTTATTGATGCGAAAACAATTAAAATCCCGAGTATTTCAGTCGGAGGGCGTACGAATGGAAACCGTGATACGATTGGATTATTTACTCGTAATTTTGAAAATGATTGGGAAACTAAAACATTAAATAATCATCGTAAATGGCAGACGTTGGTTCATCCAAAAGATATTGATGAAACGAATCAGGTTGCATCCATTGCTAATATTACGAAGGTTATGAATGAAGAGCAGAAATTCCCAGAAATGGACGCTTATATTTTCTCTACCATTTACAAATTACGAAATGAACAAAAAGCTATTGATCCATTAGCAGAAGAATTAACTGTAACCAATATCTTAGATAAATTTGATGAAATGATGGATGCAATGGATGAAGCCCGTGTTCCATACTCAGGACGTATTTTATACTGTGATACCTATACTAAGACATTAATTACAAAAGCAGTTGCTATTGTCCGTTCTAATGCTCAAAAAACGATTGTCCGTGACGTTGAACGTTTAGAAGAGGTAAATATTGTGACGGTTCCGACAGACTTAATGAAGACTTCTTATACTTTTACAGAAGGATTTAAAGCAGCGGAGGATGCTAAAGATATTAAGATGTTATTAATCCATCCTTCATCTGTTTTACCGGTTGTGTCTTATTCATTTGCTCAATTAGAAGCGCCAAGTGCGTTGTCAGAAGGGAAGTACGTGTATTTTGAGGAATCGTTTGAAGATGTGTTCATCTTAAACAAACGAGTGAATGCGATTCAAATGATCGTCAAAGATGCGGACTAAAAAACTAGGCAATAGGAGCGTGATGTAGATGTTCGAATTAATCAAAAAGCTATCTAATACACAGGCAGATGATGAAGTAATCAACTTCTACATCGCCAATGCTAAACAAGCGATTAAGTCGTATTTGAATGACAATAAAATTGATGTAGCGGCACTCTATCGCAATGAAGTGGTAGAGTTAAGCTGCTACTATATCAACAAAGCTACTATGTCGCAAGGTTCAGTTGAGAATGGTGCTATCAAATCTATTTCATCAGCAGGTCGTAGTGTGACATTTATGGATTTTGATGAATTGAATAAAATCGGTATTCCTCAGACAATCAAAGATAGGCTACCTAAACCTAAAGTTATGGTGAAAGTATGGTGATGATGTATGGGAGTTAATGATTTATTTTATAGTGATAAGGCAACTTTAATGGTTGCGATTCCGACTAAACCTAATACTTATGGAATTGTTGAACCACTCTATGAGATAGTAGATGAAAATGTCCCAGTTTCTATAACACCGATTAGCACTTACCACTCTCAACAGAAGTATGGAGTGAATAGCGAAGTCTCGTTTGAAATTTCAATGGATTATATTGAAAATTGTGAGTCAGTTAATCGAATAGTCGTTGAGAATGTTCCCTATACTGTTAAGAATTTTACTATCTATCCTGCCTTTATGTGCCTTCCTAAATCTATTACCTATGGACTTAAACGATGAAGATAACAATTGATACATCATCACTACTTAAAGCTTTGGAGAAAGATTTACAGAAGATACAGGAAGGTCTCGAAGAAGGGATGAGATTAGTGGCTAGTGAGATTGCACAGATGCAACAAGATATCATTGACGAAAAAATAGGTGGGGATGGTTCTTATATAAGAACTGGTAAATTAAAATCATCTGTTACTATTATGCCATTAGAGTGGTCAAATGGATTAGCTAGTATGATAGTAACTAATGTAGGTTGTAACTATGCAATTTATAATGAGTTAGGGACAGGTATTTATGCAGATAATGGACAAGGTAGACAAGATGGATGGTTTTATCCAGTTGGGGATGGGACCTATCGCTTTACTGTGGGATTGCCACCGAAATACTTTGTTAGAGACTCATTCGAGTTCTATAAAGATAAAGCACCAAGCATTATTCAACAATCAATATTTAATAAACTATAAGGAGGGAGTCGCACGTTTTGTTATCAATTCGAACTGAACTCAAAGAGGGTTTGACAAAAGCGACAGGCATGGATGTGTATTTTGTACAACCACCTGTGAATGCTGACGTTGTAATCCCTCTTTTGATATTAGAAGAGAAATCTAACAATCAATACTATCGTGACCGTAATAGTCATATGGAGATTGTTAACTTATCATATGACATTAGCATCTATGTAGATGAGCCTGAGCAGTTGTTTAAGCTCATGGGAGTAGTAGATGACTATATGCATGGAGTGGGGCTTAAACGCAACTACACAAGTGCTGACATGAACATTGATAACCGCTTGTGGTGTAAAACAATGACTTATAACTGCAGGGTCGCTCTATTAAAAGATGGTACAATTCAAATTTCGAATTAGAAAGGAATGATTATATATGGCTGAATTATTAACTCAAGGTGCGGTGTTGAAACTTGATTCAACAGTTGTTGCCGGTGTTAAATCGATGGGAGAGATTACAGAAAAAACTTCTAAAGTTGAAGTGACGACATTAGCAGATAAAGGTCGCCGTTATATTAATGGGATTAAAGAATATGGTGATGAAATCTCATACACTTGTAATTATGAGAAAGCTGAATTTAAAAAAGTGCGTGCATTAGCAGATGGAGAAACGCATGAGGTAGAGATCACATACACTGATGGATTGAAGATTACTTTTAATGCATACGTATCCGTAACATTAAATGGTGTTGAAGTAGATGCGGTCCATGAGTTTACCATTAGTTTGACACCTGCATCAGAAGTCACTATTGGAGAAGTTGGATAATAATCAACAAATTAAGTCCTTGTGAAGTACGAGGGCTTTTTCTTTTTAGTACACAAAACAAGAAAGGATGACTAAATATGATTAAGCAAGTTGAATTTATGGGACTGAACCTAACATTAGTAGGAACTAAAGAGAAAATTCAATTAGAGAAAGCGTTAGGATGTTCACCATTAAATTTCATCTTTGGAATGATGGGAGGAGCAACAAGTGAAGATGAAATTGACTTTACTAAAATGCAAATCCCAACTATGCCAGTTATGACTACTGTCTTACACGCAGCAGCACAAAAGTTAAATGCAGGTGTATCGATTGATAAAATGATGGATTTAATTGATGCTTGGTTAGAGAAAGAGGAAGAAAATTCGGTTATCTCATTGTTTACGGTCGTGATGGAAGTTCTTCAAACAGGTAAATATTTACCGTATGATAAGCAAGAAATTATTGAGAAAGAAGAGGCAATCCATGATTGTCTTGAAGCATGAGAATAAAATCTATTATCCTAAATTGACGATTAGATCATGTTTGGCAATTGATAAACTGTTGGGTGATTTAACTCGACCGTTATTGACTGTTATAAGTGTCAAAACGCAACTTCTGTTATTATCCTTATCGTTAGAGCAATATGAGTTAAGTGATGATGAGTTGTACGATGTTGCTGACAGTGTTGAGGATCTAAATTCTTTGATTTTAGAGATTTATCAAGAAGCGGGTATTATTAATCAAAATCAATCGGAACTCGACACAGAAAGAGAATATAGGCCTACAAATAATGTTCCTGATGATAATGTGACGTTCGAAAATCATGTAATGGATTTGTTGGAGCAATGTATGAGTATTGGCATGAGAGAAGAAGAGTTTTATAAGTCTACACTTGCTCAAGTTACAAGATACGTTGAGGCGTATAACAAACAACAACAAAGTGAACTGCAAGAGAAAGCTTACTTTGATTATCAATTGGCTAATTTGATTGGTATGTCGGTATCGAGATTATTAAGTAAGGATGCTAAGTATCCTGAATTTAAAAAAGCATATCCGTTTATCGGGAACGATGCTCAAGAGAGAGTCGACGAACAATGGGAGATGGAAGTGCAGCGCATTAAATTAAGAGAGTGGGCTGAACAAATGAATAAGAAATTTAATGTGGTAGGAGGTGAGTAGATGGATGAACAAAAAATTATAGACATTAAGGTTCAAGTTGATAAGACGAATGTTGACACTTCATTTGATAAAATCGAGAAACAAGCTAATACCATGTCCAATAATGTATCTAAGTCAACCAACAAGACAGGGCAGTCTTTTAATCATTTAGGACGACAGATGCAAAATGCGTTCAAGGGTGTAAATCTTCGTGGCTTAATGTCATCCATGGAACGAATTAAAACAACAGTAGCTAAAACTATGAAACAAGTCAAAAGTAATATCCAATCGAGTTTGAGTGCTTTTAATAGCTCTAAAATGAAAATGCCAACAGATAACACTAAACTTCCAACCTCAAATCCGAATGATAACAGTATTCCGAAGCAACTATCTTTAATTGATAAGATGAAGAAAAAGCTTAAAGAGTGGGGAAATCAACACCAAAAGACGGCTAATCAAATCAAAAATGCTAATAAAGGTTTAATAACTAGCTTCAAATCATTACTAAGCGCTATGATGCCATTCTTAGGATTTTATGCTATTTTCAGTGGGTTGAGAAATGCTATAAATGATGCCATGGAATCTATTGAGACGGATAACATGTTTAACACCGTTATGGGAAGTGCCTCAAAAGAAATGAGTGCTTGGGTTAAAGAGTTAAATCAAACTGTTGGACTAGGTATTACGAATACAAAACAGTATACCGCCACTATTACTCAAATGGGTCGTGCAATGGGGCTAACCGGACAACAGGCCATTGATATGTCTAAACAAATGGCAGTTATGGCTGGCGATATCAGTTCATTCTATAATACTGATTTAGCAAGCGTACAAGCCGATTTAAGAAGTGCTTTAAGTGGAAGTTTTGAAACGATGGATAAATACGGTGTCGTTTTACGTGCTAATACGATTAAAGAATACGCATATGCCAATGGTATTGCTAACACAGGAGCAGAGTTAACTAATGCTCAACGTGCTATGGCTACTACGATGATGATTGAAGAACAATTAGGATTAGCGAATGGCGATCTAGCACGAAGTCTTAAATCACCTTCTAATCAAACTCGTGTCTTAAAATCTAATTTGAGTGATTTATCAGTTGCATTAGGTAAATGTTTTACACCTATTTTGACCGTTGTATTACCTATCCTTAATACCTTTGTTCAAGCATTAACGACAACTATTAATGCGATTGCTAATTTCATTAGTCAAGTCTTCGCTCTATTTGGAGTTCAAGTTGACTTTGGTGTGGGTGGAGTTGTAGATGAGATTACAGGCGGATTGGAAGATGCTAATAATTCATCAGGTGGAGTATCAGATGATTTAGCAAATGGTGCCGAAAGTGCCCAAAAGATTGCAAAGTCATTAAGTGGAATTGATGAATTGAATGTTTTATCGGATAATTCCTCATCTAGTTCAAGTGGAAGTGGTTCTGTGGGTGGTATTGGTAGTGGAAGTATTGACACAGGTGCCATTGACAGTGCGATGCAACAAACCGAAACGAAATTTTCACAATGGGCGAAAAAAGTAGCGGCTACATTACAAATGGTATGGAATTCACTTAAAGATGGATGGAGTAGTGTTGATGGCTATATCAATGATTCACTAGATCAACTTAAACAATCATTTGTTAATCTGGGTAAATCTATTGAGTCATTTCTAATTGGATGTTGGAACAACGGTGGAGAAGAGTTAATCTATAATATTGGTAGACTTGCAGGAGCATTCACTGGATTAGCTTTAGATATAGGTAGTCAAGTGATTGGTGCAGTATCTAAGTTATTCGACCACATGAATCCTGACAATAATCCTAATACTCGTAAATTCATTAAGGCTATGAATGAAGCACTGGTCGCTTGTCAGAACTTTGCCTTATCAGCGGGTGGCTGGCTAAAAACATTCCTAGATAATGGAGGTCAAGCCTTTTTAAATAATATTAGCGACATTGCTTTCACCGTGGGAACGATTTTGGTTAAAGCATTTGAAGATGGCGTTAGAGCTATCACCGACTTTTTTAACTCTTATATCGGTCAAGCTATTATCGAATCATTTGCGATGTTACTAGAAGATGTAAGTGAAGCGCTTGAAACGATGCTAGGATGGGTGAGAGATAACCAAGAGTGGATTGAGGCATTAGGTTTAGCCATTTTAGGGGCCTGGGGAATGTTTAAACTAATTAATGGTGCTATTATAATCTTTAATAGTGTTATGACTATTTGTAGTGGAATCATGACTATTGTATCTGGTGCCGGTACTATCCTTGGAGGTGTTATTGCCTTTCTTACGTCACCTATTGGTTTAGTGGTGTTAGCCATTGGTGCATTAATTGCTATCGGTGTGTTATTATGGCAAAATTGGGATACTATTAAAGAAAAATGTGCAGAGTTATGGCAAGGACTTCAAACCTATTGGGAATATATTAGGACAACAGTTGTCAACAAGTGTACTGAAATCAAAGAGAAAGCTATTGAGATTTGGACTAGCATTAAAGAGTGGGTTGTCACAAAGGTAACTGACATCAAAGATAGTATCAAAGAAAAATTTACTCAGGCCTATACAACGGTTTCCGATACCTTCACTAAGATTAAAACTAAAATTAGTGAGACGATTGGTGGTGCTAGGGATGCAGTCAAAACGGCTATTGATAAAATTAAATCATTCTTTAATTTTGAATGGTCTTTACCTAAATTAAAATTACCTAAAATTTCAATCAGTGGTTCATTCAGTTTAAATCCTATTTCTGTTCCATCATTCGGAATTAGTTGGCATAGAAAAGGGGGGATTTTACCTGCTGGATCTAATGCTATTTTTGGGATGAATGGAAGCAACCTAATGGCTGGTGGAGAAATCTCAACAGGTGGTGAAGCTATTCTACCTTTATCTGATTTGTTTAAAGAGATGAGAGGGATGTTCGATGCTCAGAATAGACAATTAATCAGTAGCTTGTCACAAGGTAATAATCAGCCTATTAACCTAATCTTAAATATGGATGGTCAAAAAATGGCTAAAGCTACATTTAAGAATTTTAAAAACTTAGCTCAATTAGGTATTATCGACCTAAGTGAATTAGTATAGAGAGTCATATCCTGTGGCTCTCTTTTTATATTCAGAACCTATGGAATAAAAGAAAGGATATGATAACTATGGCTTTCATCACAATTAATCAACAAGAATTTAATCCTGCTTCGTGTCAATTTGAATATGAGACATTGGATGGGGAAAATGCAGGTCGCACATTAGACGGTACTATGCACCGAGATGTCGTTTCAACTAAAATCAAAATCAATTTGGAGTGGAACTCAATCACTGTGAGCGAGATGTCACGCTTACTAACTGCATTAGATTCACCATTTTTCACAGTGCGTTATTTTAACCCTCAACGTGGAGGATTTGTGACTGACACATTCTACTGTGGCAATCGTAGCGTTCCAGTCTACTCATTTATAAACAATCAAATCAAGTACAATTCAGGATTCACCGTTAATTTAATTCAACGATAGGGGGCGAGGTTGTGTATCAAATACAACAAGATAAGTTGAGTTATTTTGAACAACAAATCAGAAATCTTAATCGCAAATTAACATATAGAATCAAATTAAATGATGAACCATTAGACATAAATAAGATAATGGATAATCTAACATTAATAACCGACGTAGGGCTAGATCAATACGGGATAGGCTGTTCATTAACCACTCAATTACAAATGAGTGTTAGGCAAGATGTAGTAATTGTCCCTAAAGATAAAGTAAGTATTGAAATTGGGTTGGACATTTACAACGAACTTACCCAGCAATGGGAAACCGTCTACACACCGATGGGAGTGTTTTATGTAGACACCACTGAAGAAAAAGGACTTAAAAAATCAATCAAAGCCTATGATGGAATGTATAAAATGCAAAATGGGTACTTTCCAACTGCTCAACACACAACTACATACGCTATAGCTAATGATATTGCTACACAAAATGACTATTCACTAAACGGTATCGCATCATCTACTAACAATATCACCATCAACAATGATCAATTAGAGGGTAAAACTAATCTTGAAATGTTATCACTTGTAGCAAGTGCTATTGGTGGTCATGTAAGAATTAGTCGTGATGGTTCGACTATCGAGTTCATTGAGCCCACCAACTATGGTGAAGTTTATAGTGAGTCAGATTACACAACACCAACATTAAATGATGTTACTAGCTATCACATCACTAAATTACGTGTTGATTACGGGGATCAATTGACTAATGATCAAGGTGATATTCTTGATGAGGGATATTATACAGTAGGTAGTGGACTAGATGCCAATACGCTAGCACTTAGCAATCCGCTACTAAAAGGACAACAATCACAAGCTACTAATGTACTAAATAAAATTAAACAATTAAATGGATATAAACGATTTGACACGACTTTACGATTGGCGGATTTCAGACTTGAACCGATGGACTTAATTACATTCACAAAAGGGGAATTCGAGTTTATTGTACCGATTCTATACATGAAAATGACATTAAGTTACGGTGGAGTTGGCATTGAAATTCAATCACCTACTATAGCTGAAACTAAAAGTGAATTTAAGTTCAAAGGTACTCTAACTCAAAAGGTTGAGAACATCTATACTGATATCATACAGGTTAGGCAAATAACTGCTAATAAAGTGTCCACTGATGAATTAGAATCAACCGTAGCGACCATTGAACAGCTATACGCTAAGAAAGCAGAAATCGGTGACTTAGTAGCGGGTTCAATTATAGTTGAGGACTTAAAGACACAGATTGCTCGGATCGAAGAAGCTATCATAAATAAAGCCGATATTAATGACTTAAATGCAGTTACTGCGGCTATTGAATCACTTAGAACTAAGGTGGCGGAAATTGATAACTTAATTGCAGATAGTATCATTGCAGAAATCATTCAAACAGGTTCAATCAGTTCTGATTTATTAAATATCAAAGATGGATTCATTAAAGATGCTATGATTGATTCGTTATCTGCTTCTAAGATTGACAGTGGTACTATTAACACCAACAACATTTTAATCACTTCTGACAGTGGAGGGATGACGTTACAGGGTAATTTGTTACAGTTCAAGGACAAGAGTGGGAAGGTACGCATTCAAATTGGTCAAGACACAATAGGTAACTATACATTTACCTTATATGATTCAAGTGGTACAGGAGTGTTAATCAATCAAGACGGGGTTCAATCGTCTAATGCTATCAAAGATGGCTTAATAGTAGACTCTAAAATAGCAAATAACGCTAATATCAGTGGTTCAAAGCTTAATATAAGCTCGTTATACGAGTCAATGAATATCGATGGAAGTAATACACTAAAAGCTAGTAAAGTTATGCTAGATGACAAGAATCAAACGCTAGAGGTGTCGTTCAAAGAGATGACAACTAAGCAAAATGAATTAGAAGATACTATGTCTACTGCCATTACCGATATTAGTGTCGCACAAGGGGAAATTACTCAATTAATCCAAGATACTAATATCACTACTTCAAATGGAACTACTAAGCTAAAGGATGCTTATACCAAATTAGAACAAACTGTAAGTGGCATTAATTCAACGGTTGCAAATCAACAAACTACTATTAATGAACATAGTGGGCAAATCACATCGGTTAATAATGAAATGACCTCACTGAAGCAAACAGTAGATGGATTTAGCACTACGGTAACTGAGCTAGAAACTAATTTAACTGAACGTATCGATACTGAAGTAGATAACTTAGTCAATGGTTCACAACAAATCCTAGAATTAGTTAATCAAATTGCAGATGATGACAACATCTCAGAAGCAGACAGAGCTAACTTTGAATTAACAATTAATCAAATTACTATTGAATATAATGCAATCAGTAGAGAGGTGGAGAAGTACGATGTAGATTATTTTGGTAGCTTCATTGACGATTTAACTACGAAATATTCCGCAATTAATACCCTATATAACGTAATTAAAAATGGAGCTACAACAGGGGCTATTGATCTACGTAATGCCATCATTACTTATTATGACTCTTATCATAATTTACTCTATACAATCTCTGCCTACACTAAAGACCAAATGACTTATTTTAGTACAAAGATTGAACAGACTTCAAAGGATGTAACAACTACAATTAGCAGACTAGAAGTGGTGGAAGGTGTATCAACACAGATTAATACTCATATGCGATTCTCTGATGATTGGTTGGAATTATATTCTACAATGGACGGGGCCAATAGTGCATTTAAGACGAGATTATCTAACGAACGTTTGTCATTCTATGAGGGGGATTCAGTTGTTGCCTATATTTCGAACAAGAAATTAAACATCGAAAATGCACAGATTCTCCGAGACTTACAAATTGGTGACATGATTCTTCGCCCTAGTGTTAATGGTGGTATCGTGATGCAATATAACAAATAATCAAAAGAGACCTCTTAATGGGTCTCTATTTTAATATAGAAAGGATGGGATAAAAATGGCTTATGCAACACTAGGCACTTACACAGGTACGTGTTACAACGTGCTAGGCGGTGTCATTACCGGTCATACTTATAAGGCAACAGTACAATATGAACAAGATATTATAGCTAACTTAACACGATTAAAAATTACCACTACTGTTGCTTGTACTGGTTCGACAGGTACGGCTAGTACGTTTTACTTTAAATTGAATGGAAATGATTACGAACATAAATACATTAACTTAGGTTGGGGTGTCTCACACACAACAAGCGAAGTGCAAACAACTGTGTATCATGACACAGATGGGACTAAAACTTATAACTTAAATGTGGGACTTGAAACAGAGGTATCACAAGGAGCTAATGCCAATCTTAACAATTACTGTTTGAAAAGAGCAGTAATCAACCAAAACATCACACTACCAACGATTCCCCGTGCTTCGTCGTTCACTGTTCCCACCTTTACCTGTGGTGGTGCAGGTACAATCAATATTACACCTGTTGTATCAACATTTACGCATAAGGTCTACTACTATTTTGGTAATACGAGCGGCACGATTAGTAGCTCATGTACAACTTCATGCTCATGGACACCTTCAAATGACTTAGCCAAACAAATTCCTAATGCGACAAATGGAGTAGGAAGCATTGTCGTAGACACTTACAATGGTTCAACCAAAGTAGGAAGTTCATCACGTAACTTTACATTATATGTAAATGGTTCAATGTACCCTACCTTTACTTCATTAAGTTTAACAGGTAACAATTTACTTAATGGTCATTATGTGCAAGGAAAATCAACTGTTACTTCTACAATCAATGGTGCAACAGGAAGTTATGGTTCGACAATCAACTCTTACAACATAGCAGGTCAAAACTTGTCTGTTTCAAGTTCAAGTGGAACTTCTTCTACTTTAACACAATCAGGAACTTTAGCTTATAAAGCTACAATCACCGATAGTCGTGGTCGAACTGCCACTAAACAACAATCTATCTATGTATATCCTTATAGTTCTCCTACTGTAACGTTTGAATTATTATCTCGTGCTACATCAGACAAGGTTGCAAATGAGCAAGGTGAGTACGTTAAGGTTATTATTAATTACGTCATTACAAGTATCAATAATGCCAATGCTAAAAGCTATACCTTAGATTATCGTGTCAAGGGAAGTAACTCGTGGACTTCAGTAATTGGCAATACATTATTGACTGACTATATCAACACAGGTCTCGAAATCACAACAAATGTTAAACTAAGCGTCGCTTCTACTTATGAGTTTAGAATTGGAGTTAAAGATAGTTACACAACCTCTTACAATTATGGGGAAATAGGTACGGTTGGTTGCGTCTTAGATTTTGAGCAAGATGGAATTGGGGTAGGTAAATACCGAGAAAAAGGAATGTTAGATGTCGCAGGTGATGTATATACAACGGGTAGTCTTAATGCTAGTGGGAGTATTGTTGCACAAGGAATGCTTTCAAGTAGTTCTACTGTTAATGGTTCGACATTTGTTCAATCTTTTTCAACCTACGGCACACATCCATTAGAAATTGGTAAGTACATCGATATGCACCAAGCTGGTTCAACTACCGATGTTGATGTCAGATTAGAAGCTGTTAATCAGCGAGGATTAATTGTTAAGTGCGGTAATGATTTAAGTCAAGGAACGGAAATCGGTCGTATCAATAACAATGCTTCATTTATCAAGAATGAAAAAGGTGGACAATTCTTGACGATGGAAGATAGCGGTCGATTAACATATGATGGATCTACAGTACCGCACAACTGGCGACAATCGTTTACTCCTTTTATTTATTCCGATAATGCTACATGGGCTACTTCTAGTGCCGTAGGTCAAGCTACTTATCTAGGTGATTTAATATACATTCAAGGTCGCGTTATCGCTGATAAAGGAGGAGCTTCTGGGAAAGTATGTATAGGTGGACTACCACAAGCATCGGTATACAACTATCCAGCAGTAACAATAGGGTTCTTTGGTGGAGCAACAAGCAGTATGAATAGTTTAACTTATGGTGTTAATGGATATATTCAAGCTGGTTCATCTAATATCTTCTTAAACTTTACGTTACGTGACGCTAACTGGCAACAATTAGGTACAGTACACGTTGGCACGCGGATCGATGTGTGTTTTAGTGCAGTATATAGATGGAGATAGGAAAGGATGGTTATAATGTTTACAGAAAATTCAGAAACAAAATTAGAATTATTCGATGATGGTCGCATTAATGTGACTATCATCACTCATTATTTGAAAGATGGTGTTGAGATAGGTCAAGATAATTGGGGATGTTGCTTAGAGCCTCACCCTGCGTATCTCGAATATGCAGAAATATTTTTAGATGAGTATTATATGAACATTGTACGTGCTTCATGGACTGATGGTGTTATGGAGGCTTATGCAACTAAACAAGAGTAAATAATAGAAAAGCAAATAAAAAGGTCACTAAATCGAGTGACCTTTTATCATAAGGAGCTGAGAAAATGGAAAACTATTTAAATTATTTCAAGTATTTTATCGCAACAATGGGAACAGGATTTACCTGGCTATTTGGAGCATGGGATACTGCTCTAATTGTCTTGATTTGTTTTATGATTTTAGATTATACCACAGGGCTAACACGTGCATGGGTTAATCAAGAGGTATCGAGTGATGTAGGGTTAAAAGGGATAGCTCGCAAATCTATCATTTTAGTCGTATTAATTGTGGCTGTATTATTAGATCGTTTATTGAATACAGGAAGTTGGGTATTCAGAACTTTAGTTTGTTACTTTTATATAGCTAACGAGGGAATCAGTTTATTAGAAAATTGTGCAGGATTAGGGTTGCCTATTCCAGAAAAGTTAAAAGATTCTTTAGGGCAATTAAAAGACGGAGAGAAGAAAGAATTAAAGGAGGAAAAATAAGATGAACAAAGTGCCAACAGTAAAAAAAGTGAAATTAGATGAAAGTAAATATTCACTTAAATGTCCCCATTACCGAGATCCTAAAGGGATTGTGGTCCATAATACCTACAACGATGCACCAGCTCAAAATGAAGTCGCTTATATGCAACGACGAACAGATAAAGTCTCATTCCATGCAGCAGTTGATGATAAAGAGGTTGTAGAGGGGTTACCATTTGAACGTAGCTGTTATGCTTCAGGAGATGGAGAAAACGGAGATGGAAATCGTAACTACATACAAGTTGAAATTTGTTACTCATTAAGTGGTGGAGAGAAATATAAACAAGCAGAAGAAAATGCGGTATGGTATATTGCTCATGTGATGAATGATTATAACTTCCCAATGATTGAATTAAAGAAACATCAAGATTTTTCAGGTAAATATTGTCCTCACCGTATTTTAGATGAGAAGAGTTGGGAAAGCTTTGTAGACCGTGTACGTTGGTGTCGTGAACAGTTAAAGAATGAAAAAGAAGTAGAAGAATCTACCTCAGTAGAAAGTGTTATTAAGCCAAACGGTGAAACATGGTACCAGGTAGTATTGGGGTCATATCTAGGAAAAAATAAAGCGAATGAGATTAAAGCTAACTTAGAATCAAGAGGATATACAGGTGTATGGATTGATGTTGTTACCATTAAAGGGGCGACATATTACCGAGTGATTTGTGGATCATATCAAGAACGAGCAAATGCGGATAAAATTAAAGCGAAGTTGGATAAATTCTATACAGGTGTTTGGGTTAACGTCAAATAAAAACCTTACAAAAAGAGCCACTAGGTCAACTGACTTAGTGGCTTTCGTTATAAAGGAAGTGAATTTATTAATGGAAGTTTTAACAAACTAATTGAAACAGTAAATTATTAGGTAGAAGTTATTCTTTTGTCAATATGGAAACACTTTATTTAATGATGTAAATATTCGCAATTATTTTCATAATTATTCTAACTTGAAATTATGAAGTGTAAGGTATAATATTATTTAGTAGCATAATTTGAGAATAAAATGATAATTTGGGGAATATTCTCAAATTTAAAAAAACTTTTAGAAGTTATGTACGTAAAACTTCAGAAAAAAGGAGGCGATATGATGAAAGATGCTATTTATAATATTTTTTGTGACGAGAGTTGTCATTTAGAGAATGATAGCTCTGATGTAATGATTCTAGGGGCTATTAAGTGTAGAGCGGATAAGAGAAAAATACACAATGAAAATATACGCAATTTAAAGATAAAACACAGAATTAGCTCGTGGAATGAGTTGAAATGGGTAAAAGTTTCAAAGTCTAAAATGGCCTTTTATGAAGAATTAATTGACTATTTTTTACAGAATAAAGATATTACCTTTCGTGCGTGTGTGGCTCCAAAAGATGAATTAGATCACAGTGCATATAACCAAAATCATGATACATGGTATTATAAAATGTATTTTAACTTATTAGATAAGATGATACTGAATAGTAAATACTCAATTTTTATTGATATTAAAGATACAAAAGGTGGGAAGAAAGTATCGAAGTTAACTGAAGTTCTTGCTAATGCACATTATGATTTTTCGCGGGATAGGATAAAGGGCATTTATCAAGTTCGCTCTAATGAATCTGAACTTATTCAATTGGCTGATTTATTTATTGGGGCTATAGGTTATTATCATAGAGGTTTTTATAATGGGGTTAATAGTAGTCAAGCTAAAAAAGAATTTATTGACATGATGGAGGAGAAAATACAAATAGATATAAGTAGGACAACTAATAGAGATTCTAGAAAATTTAATATTTTTATATGGAAACCGAATTGGAGGAAAAGGTAATGCCAGATAAGATTTCTCCCCCAGTTGCATATGATGAGCATCGAAATATGAAACGCCATTTGAAATTATTAGTTGATGTATTTTACAATGAATTTGGGAGCAAAAGAGTAATTCCGAGGCCGAAATTTAGAGGGAAGCAAGTATTTGTTGATTTAAAAACTAAAAGTCCGAGTGGTCACCCTAAACAATTCATTCACCTTATAGGTTTTGATAAGAAAGAAATTAATTTTACAGAACGTAGCGTTTTAGCATGTACAAATGACGATTCATCTTCAAGTTGTAATGAAAATTGTATAAATAAGAAGTGTGAATTTATTGAGTGTATCTATCCTAATGGTGAGAAAAAAAAGAAGTATCCCTGCTTGTATAGAGGGGCGAGAATTATATGGATAAATCAGATTATAGAACTTGCTAATAAAAATTCAGAGTGTGTAAAAGTTTTTGAGGAAACTTTTTTCTATAAAGGTGTTCCAGAAACTGATGTTCATTTACGTTATATCAAAGGGTCAATTGATTATGATGTTATTTTAAAAAAACAAGGAAATAAATATGTTTTAAAGACAGCATTTCCAGTAATATATCCTGAAAAGAAAAAAGACTTAGATCAAAAGTATACCTTTTATCTAAGTCAACAAATATGAATTTTTAAATTCAACGAACCGGCAATCGCATTACGAAATCCGTCGCTCCTTTTACAACCAGGTAAATGAGCTATCTTTATAGTATAACATTTTGTCAAACTTGTAAAGAAAAAGTTTTTTCTCTACATTTTATTCTTGACACTTATATAGTATGCGACCATTCACGAAATGTTATTCATTTCTGAGTGGTTTTTTTTATTTTAAATCAAGAATGTAATTGTAGAAATGATTTCCATTTTCATAAGTTCCCTCTTGTTTCATACCGAGATTATATGCCTTATAATCAATGTTATCATGTTGTACATTATGTATTTCGAATTGATTAAAATCGTTTCTTTTTGCAATTTCGATTAAGTAATTAATAATCATACTTCCTGTTCCTTCTCCCTCTACCAATAGGTATACCTCAATTAATCGCAATTTGTTTTCCTTAACATTTAATCTTAATCTAGGTTTGGATTGTTGATTTGCAGTGTATCTTGCTCTAATTTCAAGTGTATCCAATGGAGTTGCGGATTGATTATGGCAAACTTCCAGTTCTATGAAGTGTAGGTTAGACTCCATTTTTTGTTTTCTCAACAGAAGTTTCTTCAACGTTTCTATATCAGCTTCTGTAATAAAATCTTTAATGTTTAGCATCGTCATTAATCTCTCCTTTAGTGTGAATTTTGTCATAGATAGTGTATCATAAGAAGAAAAGGAAAGGCAGTTTGAAAAAATTTGGGATGCATCGTTTGAATTGTTATAGTAAAAAGGGTAGCAAGTGATTAATGAACTGCTATCTTTTTTATTTTGATATTTTTGTAGAAAAATGTTATAATTTGTAACAAAAAGGAGAGATAATTATGAAAAAAAGGCTTTTAGAGCAATGGATATTCTTTATCATGGCTATACTTTATCTATTAGAGAGTATCCTTTCAAGAAATTTGTTTGCAAATGTACTCTTATTGATGGTAACGTTGGTAGTAGGGCTTATTATTATCATTATCTCAGTTATTAAAAAACAATGGAAATGGGCATTTTTTGATTTAGTAGCTTGCCTACTATGCTCGGGCATTGGTTTGTATTTATATTCACTATAGTAGTAAAAAGGTAGCAAGTGATTAAGTTCACTGCTACCTTTTTTTATTTATCTATTTTATTCCAATTCAACTATGCTATTATAGTAATAAAGAAGTTTAGATAAAAGGAGTTGAAGTATGATGAAAAGTGTTTTTTTGAATCGTATTATATTGATAGCTATAATTGCATTTGTCACAGGTGTATTGATTATTTTATTTTCCATACCATTGTCTCACTTATTTTATACAGTGGTAGAAGAATCAGGGGCTTCTTATACTATAACGTCTACAGATGAAAGAAGTGCGCTTTTATTTATGATTAACTTAAATGTGGTTGGGACATTGATAAGTATTGCTGGATTAACGGGGTTAATCTTCATTGGAAACAGATATTATGATGAGTTGAAGTCGGTAAGTAAATAAAGTATTGATAAAAAAGGTAGCAAGCGATTAAGTTCACTGCTACCTTTTTTTATTTTGATTTTTTGTAGAAAAATGTTATAATATGTAAAAAAGGAGGAATAATTATGAAAAAAGTACCTTTAGCGCAATGGATATTCTTTATCGTGGCTATACTTTATCTATTAGAGAGTATCCTCTTAGCTGGTTTATTTACGAATATACTATTATTATTTGCAACTTTAGTAGCAGGAGTTATTGTTATCGTCATATCGATTATTAAAAAACAATGGAATTGGGCATTCTTTGATTTAGTTACTTGTTTAGCGTGTTCAGGAATTGCCGTTTATTTATATTCATTATAAGAAAAAGGTAGCAGTGACTTAATCACTTGCTACCTTTTTCTTATATATAAATCCCTGTTTTATCTATCCCACTCGTCAATCATGATTTTACTATCTATAGGAATGAGTGTAAAGCTTTAAAAAATAGAAAAGAGATACTAAACTTCGGTATCTCTTTTTTTGAGAAAAAGTAAATGTAATATTGGGATTAGTATGCAACTTCAATAGAGGGAAGTTACACATTTAAAATATAACAAATATCGACAATATTCTCAATAATTTAAATCTTCATCGAAGGTGAAAAAAATGTCACATTTTGAAGTGGAAATTTGTGACATTAATTAAATATACATTTGAATTGCAGGTAGTTATAATTGTTTTGAGAGCGGTTTAATTTTAAGAAAATATTTGAAATAAATTAGATTTGCTCAATTAGAAACAAATAGTATTATAGGAGTGTTTAAAAATGAAGAAAAAACTATTCTCATTATCGTTAATTATGGTAGGAATGGTGAGTGCTATGTCTATGAGAGATGGTATTCCAGGAGCACATGGATGGGAAACAACACCAGATATTCGTGATGGATGGGAAACGACACCAGATATTCGTGAATATGGATGGGAAACGACACCAGATATTCGTGAATATGGATGGGAAACGACACCAGATATTAAATAAAAAGTAGCTATCGATTGAAGCGCACTCCGAAAGTTGGAACTAAAAATTCAATATAAGGGGTGTATTTTTTAGGATTGAAAATAGAAAAGAGATACTGGCTAGAAGTATCTCTTTTTTTTAAAAGTGGTAGTTATTCGGGATTGGTATACACCTTCAAGGGAATGAAGATGTATAGTTAAAATATACTAAATAATAATATTTTAAACAAATAAATTACATTTTAAAATGTAATTTCAAAAAAAGCCGATTATTTTGTGACATTTTTACCATGTTTAAGCGAAATAAATCAGAGTATAATTAGATATATAAGCAATTTTTTTAAAAGAGGGTGTAGTGTTATGCAAGGCATTAGGAAATATTTATTACAAGCTCAACACGATTTGAAAGAGAAGTATGAGTCTCCGAGTGATCTAATAGATAGACTTAGATCAGAAGGTAAGAGTATGGGGGAAATCGAACGAGCAGTATTAAAGATGAATCGTATTCAGGGGGCATATGATTCAGTTGAGACAGCGTTAAGAATGTTAGAGTAATGAAAAAGAGGTCATAAAGACCTCAATATAAAAAGAGAATATTAGGGTTTAACTAACTATTATATAATGGGGTAGTTAGTTAGTGTTATAACGTACCACTAGGAATGGTACTTCATTATTTTAGCATGTATGTTATAAAAAGTGAATTTAATAATTGTAAAAAAATGTAAAAAAAGAGGTCGTAAAGACCTCTAGCCCTGGTGATAAAAAACAGTAAATATGGAAGTAACTAGTGTTGTGTTGAATAACACAAAGTAATCATACTACATAGGTTTGTA